AGGAGCGATTTTAGAAGTTGGCCTACAAGCGAGGGGTCTTTTTCTCGCTCTATACTAACTGACCTTGTAAGGGGTTATGACAGTGTATTGGATTGTGCTTGTGGAACTTGTTTAGATTACTTTGAGTACAAGAAGAAGTTAATCCCTGTTAAATATAAGGGTATAGATTCTTGTCAGGGATTAGTAGATGAGGCTAAGACCTTTGGAATAGACTGTGATTTGGGAAGCATTGAGGCCTTACCATACAAGGACAAGAGTTTTGATATGGTAACAGCAAGGCATATTTTAGAGCATTTAGATTACTATGAGAAGGCTATTAGTGAGATGTGCAGAGTGGCAAGGTACGAGGTGGCTATTATATTCTTTTTACCACCACAAGAGGTTGAAGTATTAGAAAAGGATAGCAATCTTAATTTTGAAGTTAATGTAAACAAGTACTCTAAGGCTAAGCTAGAGGAGTTTGCTAGAATGTTTGGAAGTATAGAATGGGTAACAGTTGGTAGCGAAGTTATTTTGAGAATTACCAAAAAGCAAAAGGTTAAACAAAAGAAGAAAATTAAACCTATTAACAAATGAGATACTTTGTATACAATCATCACGACATGTGGCAATACCCTATGGGAGGAAGTAGTCTACTTGAGGCTGATGTGGTGTTCTTATGGAGTGATTGGGCTTTCCCAAATGAGGTTGCTAAACTACACTTGCTAGGGAAGAAGGTTATAGTCTATGAGCATGGGTTTGGTAGTGCCTTTGATTACGAGTTAAACAACAGAGAGCCTATTGCTGATGGGTATTTAGTACTAGGACAAGAGAGTAAGAATAGTTTGATAAGGGCTGGGGTTGACCCTGACAAGATACTAGTTACTGGTAACCCCATTTATGATGATATTAAGAAGACTAAGCATAAAGGAAAAGAAGCCTTGTTTGTACCTCTACACTGGGTAAGAGATTTAAGAGTATACAATCAGTCCCTATACGAGAGATTAAGAGGGGCGTACCCTGAGTATAACTGGACTGTAAAGCTTACTGACAAGACTGGTAGGTTGTTTGCAGGGAGGACTTGGTACAACGAGGTAGACAGTAATATCCTAGAAGACATAAAGGAGAAGCTACCTGGGTATGATATTGTATTTACTCCAAGATCTTCTACTTTTGAGAGTTTTGCTAGGTTAATGGGTATTCCTGTGTATGTTGTGGATAAAAAGGCCTCGTACAAGGCACCAGGAGAGCCAGAAGCAGTGCCAATGGACAATACATACCTTGAGATTGGAGAGAAAATACCCAAAGAAAAGCCTATTGATATGGATAAGTATATTAAGCGACCAAGTGTGAAGTTAGATATAATTTTAGATTGGGTTAAAAAGTTATGAGCGAAGATGTGAGTAAGGCGTATACCTACATGACCAGTGAGAATAAAAAGAATTATGATGAGGGCTGGGAGTTAATATTTGGTAAGAAGAAGAAAAAACTACAAAGACAATTACATGAGATTAACAGTAAGAGACATCGGATAATAGATGGGATACAAGCCAAAGGAGGAAGAACAGACAGAAGAGAAAATGAGTTGGCATCCTTAAAGAAGAAGAGGATAAAAATCATTAGAGAATTAGACAAATTAAAATAATGGTATAATATACTATATAACCTATAAGTAGGGCAAATATTGGCAGACTCAGAAAATAGAAACAATGTATACAAGGAAAGAATAGCTATGAGAGAGGCTATACTAACTTGCTTAATACCTGATGATATAGCAGATTTGGTTCGTAATTTAATAGATATTGCAAGTGATAAGGAGCAGAAGACAGCAGATAGAATATCAGCAACAAGGACTATTTTTGATTATGCAGTACCTAAGCCTGAGAGAGCGGTAGATGTTACAAGTGCAGGAGAGAAAATATCCTCAGGAATAATTATACAATGGGAGGATGACAATGAAGATATACAAGCCACATAAATATCAGAGGGCTTTCCATAGTAGTGAAGCAAGATTTAGAACCTTTATCGCTGGAAGAAGAGGAGGGAAAACAATCGCTGGAACCTTAGAGGCTTTGTCCTATGCTTATGGAAACAGGATAGGGAAAAAGGGGAGTAGACAAACCCCTACACATGGGTGGATTATATCCCCTACATATCAGATGTTAAAAGATATCAACATTCCTGTTTTAATGGAGTGGTGCAATCCTGATACGATAGCAAGTTGGAACAAATCGGATAACAGATTAGAATTTAAGAATGGAAGTACAATTACTCTTAGAAGTGGTGAGAATCCTGATAGATTAAGAGGAGTAGGCTTGGATTGGCTATGGCTTGATGAGGCTTGTTTTATGAGTAAGCAAGTATGGGAGGTATTGTATCCTACACTAACAGATAAGAATGGTGTGGCATGGATAACAACAACCCCTCAAGGTTATGACTGGGTGTATGACACATTTTACAAACCTGCCATTGATAAGGAAGCAGGCTTTGAGGCTTGGAAGTTTACTACCTTAGACAACCCTTACATTGACCAGAGTTTAGTAGAACAGGCTAAGAAGGATTTGTCTGACATGATGTTTAAGCAAGAATACTTAGCGAGTTTTGAGAAGTTTGAAGGGTTAATATACCCTGATTTTAGTGAGCTAAGGCATTGTAAAGATAGCGAGAAGGCACTAACAGACATATACTTTGTAGGATTAGATGTAGGTTGGAATCACCCTACTGCAGGACTACTTGTTAAAGAAGATACCAATGGCAATCTATTTGTAGTAGACGAGTTTAGGGAGCAATTCTTAACAGCCAAAGAGATAAGCAATCAGTTAAATGGAATGCTAGTTCGCAATGGACTAAGAGAGCAAGATATTGAGATGTTTATAATAGACCCAGCAAGTAAGGGAACACAACAGACAAGTGGACAAAGCATGATGTTCCAATTACAAGAAGAGGGCTGGGGATTTATACCTGCTAATAATGATGTCATGGCTGGTATCAATAGAGTAACAAGACTGTTCAGGGAGGACAAGTTGTTTATAGCTAAAAGATGTAAAATGTTAATAGACGAGTTAAATAACTACCACTGGAAGAAGTGGGATGATGACAAGGATAGTAATAGAAGCCAACCATTTAAGTTAGGGGAAGACTTGGCTGATAGTTTAAGGTATATTGTTATGAGTAGACCAGATTACTTTGAGCATCCTAAACTTAATACGTACGGTCAATTAGAGAAAGAAGAAGATGATGATGAAGTAGATATCAACGATAGGGTTGATGATATGATGTCAGGAGATAGTATAATTTAATCTACAATTTAAAATGCAACTACTGCTTGGTGATTGTCTAGTAAGACTAAAAGAACTTGAGTCTAATTCCGTTGATGCTATTGTTACCGACCCTCCTTATGGACTTTCTTTTATGGGTAAAAAGTGGGATTATGATGTACCTCAAGTAGAAGTATGGAAAGAGTGTTTAAGGGTTTTAAAGCCTGGTGGGTATTTATTATCCTTTGCAGGTACAAGAACACAGCATAGAATGGCTGTTAATATTGAGGATGCAGGATTTGAGATAAGAGATATGATAGCGTGGGTATATGGTTCAGGGTTTCCTAAAAGTCTAAATATAGGGAAAGCAGTAGATAAGATACAGGGAAATGATAGAGAGATATTAGCAACAGAGACAAGATATAACGAACCAAGCGGAATAGTAGGTGTAGGACAAGGTGAGAGAACTTTGATTGACAGAAAAATAACCAAAGGCACTTCTGAATGGGAAGGCTGGGGTACTGCTCTTAAACCTGCACTTGAACCTATTACAGTAGCAAGGAAGCCATTAGGAGAGAAAACAGTAGCCGAGAATTGCTTAAAGTGGGGAGTAGGTGGAATAAACATTGATGGTTGTAGGGTGGGGACAGAAGAGAAACTTGGTAGGCAAGCAAGTTCTACAACTATGTTTGGAAATGGGAAGATGACAAAAGAGGATGTTATTGATAATTCTAACGCTGCTGGTGGTCGCTTTCCAGCCAACCTAATCCACGATGGTAGTGATGAAGTAGTAGGGTTGTTTCCGAATAATAAATCTAGCGATGCAGTAAGAAAAAATAGTGTTTGCCCTACTTATTGGGGAACTAATGGGATTTACGGAAAGGGTAACGCACACGATAGTTATGGTTATTCCGACTCAGGTTCAGCCTCTCGCTTTTTTTATTGTGCCAAAGCAAGTAAGAGAGAAAGGAATATAGGGTGTGAGGGGTTGGAGGAGAAGATTGTTAATGATGGAAGAAAAAAGGATATAGACAACGCATACCAAAGGGGGATAACACTTCGCAAGAACACACATCCAACGGTCAAACCTATTGCTTTAATGGAGTATCTTGTAAAGCTAGTAAGTAGAGAAGGGCAAGTAGTTTTAGACCCATTCATGGGTAGTGGAACAACTGGTATGGCTTGTAAGAAATTGAATAGAGAGTTTATAGGAATAGAGATGATGCCAGAGTATATGGAAATCGCTAAGTGTAGAATAGAAGGTGTAAAAAAGAGTGAACAACTTAATATGATATAATTATGTATATGGAGACAACGGTATTTATTTTGTGCATTTTGCTAGGAATTGCTGTTATTGCACTGGGCATAATAGCTAGTTTACAGGTTGTAACAGGATCAAGTGAGAGGAAGGAATTACAGAAGTTATTAAAAGCAAGAGATTTACCAGAGTACACAACCTTTGCAGAGAAGCCAGAGGAAGATGAGATAGAAGACACCAGCAACCTGGTAGAATTAGAGAACATGGATAGTGTTATACAAGAGGCAATAGAGAAGACTATTAAGTAGAACGAGGAGCATTAATCTAGTTTAGAACATAAATGGCAACAAGCACAGCCCAGAAGTACGAGGAGAAAAAGGGGAAAGAAAAGTACGACAAAGAGTACTGGATGTCCTACACTAAGGAGAAGTTTGAAGAGAGTAGAAACTGGAGAGGGTCTAATGTAGAGCTTCAATGGTTTGTAAACTACATGTACTACAAGGGCAATCAGAATCTCAAGTATGACAGAACCACAGGAACATTCACAAAGGATGTTAGAAATCCATTGACCTTTTATATCAATCATACATACATGGTGTGTAGGGCTATAAGGAATGCAGTCATGAAGACCAACCCAAGCTGGGATGTAGACGCACTTCCTTATGGAGAATTAGACAATGACACAAGTAGAATACTAGGAGAATATCTGGCCTTCCAATACGATAGATTAAACCTAGAAGAGAAGGTTAATAAATCTTTGCTTTATGGTTTGTTATATGGACTAGGTATATTCCAGTATGGCTATGATGACAGATTAGATAATGGAGAGGGCAATGCTTGGATAGAAACCTTAGACCCATTTGATACTTACATTGACCCATATTGTACAAGCATGGATGACGCTAGGTATGTGATTAAAGTTATGAGTAAGCCTTACGAGTTGATAAAAGACAATCCTAATTATGACAAGAAGGCAATAGAGAACCTTACTACCACTTCAGACCTATCAGAGAGTGATTACAAAAACTTAATACTAAACAGTGAGAATAATACTAGCAATTTAAGCAAGAATGTCATACTACACGAAGGCTGGTTTGTAACCAAAGAGGGAATAAGAGTAATAACTACCAGTCCACAAAGTAATGAGATACTTAGAAACGAATTAACTACCTTTAAGAAGTTACCTTTTGAGATATACCAACCTGATATAAATGTAGGTGGTATTTATGGTGAGGGCTGGGTTAAAAACATAGTACCTCTTAATAAGGCGGCCAACTACTTAGAGACTTCAAGACTTGAGTACAATATCCTAATCAATAAAGGAAGATTACTTATTCCTAAAGGGGCAGGAGTCAAGAGTGTTACTAACCAAAATGGGGAAAAGATTTACTACAAAGCAGGATTTAAGCCTGAGTTCTTACCAACCCCTCCAATGGGAAGTGATGTAGACAGACAGATTAACGCCTTAGGAACTTATATTCAACTAATAGGAGCTGCTAATGAGGCATTTATAGGACAGACCCCAACAGGAGTTAAAAGTGGTATTGCTATTGAGACACTTATTGCTTCTAACTTTAATCAGCTATCAGACCTTGTAAACAACCTATCTAATACTTTAGCTAAACTTGGTGAGGATATATTACAACTAGGGTATGAGTATCAATTACTAACCAAACCATTTAGAGCATCAGACGGAGAATACTACGGAATACTAGGAGGAGGTCAAGAAGCTAAACAATTGGAGAGATTAGTTAAAGTAATAAGTATACCATCCAATCCTGAGGTTAAAGTAAAGATAACAAGTGGAGTAGCCCATACTAAGGAGGCGAGGAGGGATATTTTAATGGCCCTTCGTGCAGGTGGTGATGTAAGCAGACAAACATTACTAGAGAATCTTGACCTAGATGCAGAGAAAGAACAGGACAGATTAACAGAAGAGCAGAAACCACCAGTACCACCAATGCCACAAGGTATGGAGGGAATGGAAGGAATAGACCCAAACATGCCACTACCAGAGGGAATGCCATTAGAGGTGTAAAGGGTTGTGATATAATTAAATAGGGATAGTCTATATTGTGCAGCAGGTCTATCCTCGGCCTGTTGCTCAGTGGAGAGTATCCACTAATCGCTCTTTATAGTTAAATTTATTAACCCAACCGACACTGAAGTCGTTAAAATGTGGGTAAGATTATGGAGGACACAAACTCTATTGCTGTAAACACAACGGATGCTTCCGTTACAGAATCAGCACCTGTAGAACAAGCAACTGAAGATACTTCTATTGAGTCGCC